AGATGACTGGTATTTCTGTTCGTTTTGAGACTGGTGAGCTGGGTGGGAAGGAGGTTCTTATCTTGCGCTATCGTCTAAGGAGGTTTGTGATTGTAAAATTCTTCACTGAAACGTATGACCCTTGTACTGGTGAGGTCTGTTCGGCTATGGATAATATGGTGGGCTTTGTTTATCGCTTGATGAGGTTTGTTTCTGAGCATCCTGAGTACTCCTGTTGAAAGAGTGAAGGTGATGGATAATGTGGTATTTTACTGTTACGTCTGATGATTTTACGGTGTTCGAGTTCACGTCTGAGTATGTGAGGTCGTATGGGCCATATCCAGCCGGTACGTTTAAGGAGGCGTTGGATGGCGTGCTTGACGTTGTTCGCCATGCGTTTGACGGGTTTGATGTGTATGTTGGTTTTGCTTATTCCTCGTTTGACACAAAAACGGGGTTTTTGAATGGTGTTGTTGAAGTGCGTTTGTCGTTTGAAGGGGGGTTTGATGATGGCAAATGACGAGGTTGTGTCTGTGTTTCCATCCAAGTTTGAGTCTGGTGATGTGTGTCTGGTGTATTGTCCTCATAATCGGACGTATGAACTGCGGTATGCGGTGCGGTCTCAGGATGGCGGCGGCGGGCGTCGTTTGGTTTGGTCGGCTGCGGCGTTTGATGCGTGTGATTACGTGCAGGTGGCTCATATGCTGGTTGATGCGAGGGCGTTGGCTGATACGTTGTTGATAGAAAGGTGTTGATTATGAAGAGCATTGATGACCGCGCGAACTGGTTTGATGACGGTATTTTGGACGATGACCGCGTGCGCCGTGTCGTTCGTGGCCGTCGGCGTAATCTGCATTTGCGTGAGTATAATAAAGGTGAGGGTGATTGGGAGACGTTTTGCCGTACCGTGGCACTGCTCAAGGACTTTTATAAGCCTCAGGGTGGTCAAGTGGCTTTTGCTGACAGTATTGAACATGCGGCGAACATTTGTCTAAGCATCTCGCCAAGTTCGTCAATGTATGCCGCATTGGTACGAACGCAGGACATTGAAATGTTGTCCGGGCTTATTTACTGTCCGGCGATGGTGGCGTGGTGCGCGGTCTGTCATGTCAAGGGCGCGACCTCCTATGAGATGTGCCGGGTTTGGGAGGATGATGAGTTCGCCCAGACTATCATCAAAATTGCGTGTCTCTGTTTTGACAATCTGACTGACGCGCGGTATACTGATGAAGACATTGCAAGAATGTCACGACAGCAGCAACATTGAAAATAAGGCGGTATAATTATGGCATATATTAAGCGAGCCAAGCACTATAGTATTGTGCGCGGCGTTACGCGCAGTGAAAACGGCGAACTCGTGGACACCGAAGTAGTCGTGGATGGCGCGTGCCGCACGGCTGACATGGCAATGAAAAAAGCCCGTAAGATTAACAGGGACATGCTCCCCATGTCCGCCGAGTATCATGAGCAGGCGTCGCGCATGGATGAGGCAATCTATTGGGCTAATTGCGAATTTGGAGACGATACCATCATCGACTATCCGGGGTCGGTTAACGGCAACGTGGTTGAAGATGATATCATTTCCGAGGAAAAATAATTACTAACCCTATAAGGAAAGGCAACACAAATGGCTGACAACGAACTGACCGTAGCAAACGGCAACAATTTCGCGGCGAACGGCGCTAACGCCGTATCCCATTTCTTCAACACTGACACTATGGATGGCAAAATGGCGCTCTATAACGCCATGCAGACCGCCGACAAGGTAGACGAACATCTCAATGAGCCTTTGCACGTGACCAACGTGCTTGCGCAGGCCATCGAGGTTGCCAATCAGGAAACCGGGGAAATCGACTCTTCCACCCGTGTTGTCATCCACGCGGAGGAAGGCGACTTCGCCGCTGCCTCCCCCGCATTGGCGCACGCTTTCGGTAATCTGTTCGCCATCTTCGGCACGCCGGACACGTGGGACCATCCGCTTGTCCTCAAGGTGGTGGAAAAGAAGAGCCGCCGTGGATTCAAGTTCTACGACCTTGAACTGGTGTCGGAAAAAGACCGTGGATAGAATATTTGTCTATACCATATGATAGTATGGCAATGTCCCTATAGGGATGTTGCCGCCAAACTCACCCCCCGTCGTTTCCATCCTTACGACGGGGGGTGTTTCACACTCACAAGGGAGGGGCCGTGGCAAAACGCAAAAACAACCGGCGCGCCAACAATCTGAAACGCAACGCCGCCATCAGGTCGGCACAGGTACGCCGGGAGCAAGCGGTCAGGGATTACAGCACTGGACACCTCCCCAAGCAAATCACCGAAACGTTTCTAGGGAAACTCAGCGCCCAACAACTCGAACAGGTTGCGCGCCGCATCGGGCAGGAATTCGGGGAACAACAGCAAGCCTTAAGGGCGCGGGACAGCGAGCCGTATCAGGTCGTACCCGACGTCCATATTACGAAAATTGACCGTGAGATGGCGGCGCGCCCGCTGATAACCGACGCGGAAATCGCCGCCGCCCCGTCGAAACGTCGGAAAACGTTACGACAGCAGCAGCGCCGCCGCATCGAGGCACGGCAGAAAATCAAACGCGCCCAACAATTCGATGCATTGAGCATGGTTCAATATACCGTGAGCGAAGTTCGCGAGATGGAACGCGCGGGGGAGTCCCCGTTCGACGTGCTGGGCACTCACACGGTCGGCGGTTCGGCGCGCGACGAACTCACACGCAACCGTGCGAACGTGTTCGGCTCGGAGCGCGGCATAAGCCACGCGCGTATGATGATACGAGAAGGGGGTAGAAGGAAGCTTGAACAAGAGTTGCTTGAATATGCCGGGCTTGTAGGGCGAGCGCCATTGCATGCAGGCACTAGACAGATTTCCGGAGGCGAGGGGGTTGCTGATTTTGATAGGGTCTCGCAACAGCTTGAGGCATTCGATTACAGCATCGCTCAAAAATTCGCATCCCTATCGAACCGTCAAAAACGATGGCTGATAAACAACACGAACTTCAGCACCGTTGTGCGGGAAGCCTCATGGTATAATGATAAAACACATAAATGGGAGACAAAAGCGGATGCAGGCGATGTAGAGACACGACTTGATGAATGGATGACCAGCGCGGCACGACACTAAAAGGATGGATTCATGAAAGAGCGTCGAACGGCGGCAACAGACGGCGCAACACTCTTGACGGATGCCGGCATGGAACCATTGACGGCGAACGCCGTCATCCGGCTTACCATGTTCGACTATCATACGCGCGTATGGTGCGCCCACGGATGGCAGGATATCAAGCCCATAGCCGCCGAACTGTTGAAACGACTCCCCTTACAATCGAATCCAGCCAAGGACGGCGTGTGGGGCACGTTTAATATTCGCGGCCACTTCTATAGTTTTCGTGTACGCATGGGCGGTATCACCGTGGATTTTGTGGATGTGCGTAATGTCACGCGTGATGATGGCTTGAATGTTTCACGTGAAACATTCGGAGGAACCACCGACTTGGAAACCACGTGGAATATCGCGCAGGAATGCGCCGCACTGCATCTCAAGGGCACGACCATAGCATCAATGGCAATGACCGACTATATCGACGGGGATTACGCCGGATTCAAACGTCATTTTCCACCATTGGACAAAACGGATTATCACCGGATGCGCCCCGCCTACTATGGGGCGATAGTGTACAGCAAGCCGGGTGAATACCGGGATTGCCGAAGCTGGGATGTAAACAGTCTCTACCCAAGTATCATGCGCGATGCCCCCATGCCGGTAGATGCCCCCGTGTGGTATGACGGGAAGTATCGTTATGATGATGATTATCCGCTGCATATCGATGTCATCACGTTTGATGCACGGCTGAAAGCGGGAAAAACGGCGACGCTCACCAATATTCTGCCAGTATGGGGGTATGAGGGCGAACGCTTGGACAGTACGCTCGGCGTCGTCACTATGCCCGTCACGGATGTGGATTGGGAAACGCTGACCGAAAACTATGACATCCACGTGTGGGAACATGTCGGCGGCTGGAAGTTCCGCAAATCGCATGGACTTTATTACACCTACGTTGATAAATGGTTTCACGTGAAACAAACCGCGACCGGAGAGCGCAGGCAGATGGCGAAACTGTTATTAAACTCACTGGTAGGGAAATTCGGGGCCTCGCTCTACCGGCCCATGTTGCATCCAAAACCGTCAGTGGATGGTGGCGTGGATTTTACCGTGGACAAACCCGAGTCGGCCAACAGTCTGGCATGGCTGCCGACCGCCGCATATGTCAACGCCTACGGGCGACAAATATTGTCCCGGGCGATGAACGCGAACGCCGACCGTGTACTTTACGCCGATACCGACGGCATGATATTGGAAGGGTTGGACGCGCCCTCAGGTATCGAAACGGATGACCGGAAACTAGGGGCGTGGAAAAACGACCATACCTACGAGAGGCTCCATATCCTAGGCAATCGTAAGTACTGCGGTGTGGAAGCGGGTGGCGATACGGTAATGCGTTTGAGTGGTGTGCATCGTGCCGCCCCTATCCCCTATGATGAGTTTCTGCCGGGGTCACGTCATCTCAATGACGATGGCCATGCTTTCGTGCTATAATGGCTGGTAGCGGGGTGTGCGTCCCAAGTCGATTCGATGGCCCGACCGTAAGGCAAGTCGGTAAGGCGATTCGGTCGGATGTAGACGTGCGTAGCCAGCGCCCAGCGACGGCGAGGGGACCCGCACAGCCTAGCAAACCGGCATGACGGCGTGATTGCCGTCATGCCACTTACTTTAAGAGGTGATTATGGACGATACCGAAGACACCGAGCCGGACACCACGCCCGACACCGAGCCGGACGCCAAGCCAACCGACGATAATACGCCGAACCCGGAGTCTGAAACGCAGGATGACGGCGAACCGGAGGACGCGGGCGACGACAAGGACGCCGACATGGCCAACCGTATCAGCGCTTTGGAAGCGACGGTGGCGGAACTCTCCAAAACCATTGAGGCGATGCGCGACGCCGCCGCAGACCACGTGCTGAACGATGGCCCGGACGGCGACACGACGCCGGAATCGGCTGAAATGACAGACGATGACTACAACGGCACTTACAGTACGTTCGATGATTTGTTTGAAGACTAATAATTAGGAAGGATTGATTATCATGCCAACCACTCCAGTGGTGACGCCTAAGCAGCAGTTGCGACCGCTCACCGAATTCAACAACGCGCAGATTCTCAACATGATTCGCAACGAGGCATCCCCCGAATATCAGCGACGTATGCCCTCGGCCACCCAAGTGAACATGGACAGGCAGATGGCCACCCTCATGTCATCCACCCAGCTCAAGAACGAGTTCTACTCGGCTCTGGTGAACCGTATCGGCGGCACCTACGTGAACACATGGCGCTGGAACAATCCGTTGAGTGTTTTCCAGCGTGCGTCTCAGATGTATGGCGACACGTGGCAGGAAATCGCCGTGGGTATGCCGCTTGCACAGGTGTACGACCCGGACGCGGAATACTTGGGCGCGGATAATTTCCGTAAGTGGAAAATCGACGTGGACTCGCTGTACCATCGTCTGGATTTCGCCCACTTCTACCCGGCGACCACGGATGACAAGACGCTCCAGCGCGCTTTCACCTCCGAAACCGGTCTGGCTTCGCTCACCTCGCAGATTCTCACCTCCTGTTACAATGCCGCCGAGGTTGACTTGTTTGAGGCCATGTGCCACCAGTTCGTTGAGTATGCGAAACTCGGCGGATACTGGCGCGTGCACATGAACAATGATCTGAACAACATGGGCAGTTCGGAAACCGACGCGCGCGACATGTTGCGCCAGATTCGCGCATGGGCCGACACGCTGAAGTTCGTATCCACTCGGTATAATGCGCGGCACATGCCGACATTTGCCCGCCCGGATGAGCTTGTGTTATTCTGCTCCCCTGAAGTCAAGTCGGCGCTTGACGTGCAGGGTCTTGCCACGGTGTTCCAGCGTACGGATGCGGAACCGACCATTGACCGGATTATTGTCATTCCGCAGGACAGGTTTGGCATGGACGGCGTGCAAGCCATCCTCACTACGGACAAGTTCTTGATTGACATCCCCGTTATCAACGAGATGACCCAGCAGACGAACCCGGTGAACATCAATTCGGTCAACCATTATTTGCACGTCCAGCACATTATCTCGGTGTCCGGCTTCGCCCCTGCCGTCATGTTCTGGACGGGCGCGGATTCCACTGCCAACGTGGTGGCGCCTACCGGTACGGCGGCCAAGACGCCGACCTTCCAGCTTAAACTTGCCATGTACGGCGGTGGCACATCCACCCCGTCGGATGTGGCGCGTGGCGGAGCGGTGCAGGTCGTCGCCGATACGTCCATCACCAATGACGGTAGGGCTACGTTCCGCTCGAATGCGGTCGACTATCGTATCGGCGACACCGTTAAGCCGAAGAGCGATTACTCATACATTTCGCCCACCGGCGTGCTCGTGATTGGCCTCGATGAGCCGAACACCATCATCCCTGTGACGGCCACGGCCCTGTACACGGACCCGGCGACACCGGAAGTGCCGGGCACCGTGTCCGCCGCCCTAAACGTGCCGGTGGTCGGCGACGGTGTCATCGGATTCAACCCGTCGATTATCGCATCCATTGCCGTGACCATCCCCGCAGTGACCGTAGGCCATACGGCACAGGCGACCGCCACGGCGACCATGATTGACGGCCGAACCGCCGACGTGACTGCACAGGCCGCATGGACTTCAGACGCCCCGGCCAACGCCACCGTGTCCGAGTCGGGTGTTGTTACGGGCGTCAAGGCAGGCGCATCCGATATCACCGCCACGCTGTTCGGTGTATCCGGCAAGAAGAGCGTGACCGTGACAGCGGCCTCGTGATATAATGAGAGGGTGGCCGGTTGGCTACCCTCTCTCACGGCGAGATGCAATACAAGGCCCGGAGCGCAAGCCACGTGAGCGCTCCGGGCTTTGTCATACCGGAGGCTGGATGATGATTGATGACATGAAACCCTAGTGGACAATACCGGCCTAGTCACTGGAGTGGCCGCCGGTTCCACCAAGCTGACGGCCGCGCTGTTCGGTGTCAGCTGTCAGGGCACTGTGACAGTCGCCTAATCTGCGATATAATAAAGGGGAGTGTTTCACGTAAAACACTCCCTTCTTTATGAAAGGGATAGTATGCTGAGAGATATCAACCCTAACGTTGAGGCGACGTTTAACTGGGCTCAATGGACGCCCAACACGTCACTGAAACTCTGTAACGTGCCGTGGGATAGCAGTTACCGTGACCTAGCCCGGTTCGAATCACCGCAGAAACAACAGGAATGGTTTGACCGACGGCCCGGCATTGACAGGGTGCATGGAGTCATGCACATGTTCGGCCAACCCGTGCGCGTCGAACTGCCATTTAACGAGGCGTCCAACTACAACTATGTCGTGGTGTATAACGATTACCCCGACTTGGAGGCGCCACGGTATTGGTATTATTTCATCAACCACGTGGATTACATCAATGCGTACACTACTCAGCTCACTGTACAGTTGGACGTTTGGCAGTCGTTCCAGCATGTACTTAGGTTTGGTTCATGCTATGTGGTGCGAGGCCATATCGGCATTGCCAACGAAAACCAGATGACCGATTATGGTCGCAGTTATCTCGCACTACCCGAAGGGCTGGACACCGGTAGCGAAATGGTGACGGTAAACCAACAGTACAAGTCTCTTATCAGCATGGACGGGAAAAATCTGAATTACGGCGTAATAGTCGTGAGCACGGTAGATTTGTCAGCGGACGCGGGCAGTCAGGAAAAACCGTCTCTCACTACTGCGGGCGGCTCTCTGTTTGAGAACATGGCTAACGGTGCTGAAATACTGTACTTTAAGGACATCCAGTCTATCCAAGTGTTTATGGGAGTGGGCTCTACTTTTTCATGGATAACACAGGGTATTGTAAACATGTACATGATACCCTCTTTAGATGATGACTTTCTTAAGCAATCCGGCTATGTCGTAGATAAGCTGTTTGGGAAAACACTCCCTTCGGAATTAAATAATCGTATCTACCGTTTCCCCCAGTCGGCCACAAATGCGCCCAGCAGATATGAAGACATTATTACCATTAATGATTTTCGTGATAATTTTAATATCCCTGAACGTTATAAAAACCTTAAAAAACTCAAATGCTACCCCTATTCTACTGTTGAATGCACTTGCTTGAATGGTACTAATATCACCTATAAGCCCGAAAATATCCAAAGTGATAATCTGGTTATTAGAGAGGTGCATAATTACGCGCCCAATGGCGCGCGCTTGAACTTTTACCCGGTTGGGTATAATAAGGCGGGTGCAAGCGAGATTGCTCCTCTTGATAAAAACAATGGGTTGCCCATTGATAGCGGGGAAATGTTGGACGCCGCGTTTGGCATCAGCAATTTCCCTCAATTTGTGATAGTCAACAATGGTGCCCAGTTGGCAATGGCAAACAGTGCCTACACTCGTTCCTACAGTCAACAGTCCGCCAACTGGACGTACCAAAAAGCGCAGATGGGCATCAGCCAGTCTCTTGCGGCCACGGCCATGCAAAACCAGTACAATACCCAAGCCAACAAACTCGCTATCGGCAACCGCAACGCCAATAACGCGATACAAGCAACCTCGCTTAACACCAGTCTGGACAACACGACGTATATCAACAATCAGCGAGCTGACCTCGCACAGCTGAATAACGTAGTTAACGGCGTGGTCGGGGTGGCGGGTAACGCCGCTTCGGGCAATGTCGGGGGCGCGGTATCGGCATTAGGCGGGGCGGTCATGAATGGTGTCAACACTGAAGCAAACCGCAGTATCAACAATACCGCCGCCCAACTTTCCACGGCGAACTCGCTGAGTACCAACGCGGCCACAACAAGTCAGGCCAACACATACGGCTCTCAGACTACAGCGCTTTCAAACCAGTTGGCCCAAAATATGGCGGATATGAACGCGGATTACGCGCAACGTTCCGCGTTCGGAGACTATCAAAACACCATTGCGGGCATCAATGCACAGGTGCAGCAGATGCAATTAACACCCCCGACCACATCCGGAGCCATCGGCGGAGACGGTTTTAACCTCGCGAACGGTATTGTCGGGGTGTTGGTTCGATTTAAGACGTGCGCACCCTCAGCTCTGCGGAGCGTCGGAGAATACATGTTGCGTTACGGGTATTTTATCCAGCGTTTCATCACGCCGCCGCAATCGCTGGAATGTATGACAAAATTCACCTACTGGCAGATGCAAGAGTGTTACGTGCGAGGTGATTTGCCCGAGCAGTATCGGCAGACCATTAAAGGCGTGTTCGAGTCTGGGGCTACTATATGGACCAACCCGGATGATATCGGCGTGACCGATTGGGCGGATAACGACCCATTGCCGGGCATCTCATTCTAGTGCTATACTAGAAGCATGTCTAGGGCGAGGAAAAATCAGAATCGTAGGGGCGGCGCGTTGCATCCGCGTGGCAGTTACGCCAAGGCGCGCGCCGCCGACCTTGACGCAATGTATTATCACCTGTTGACTGAACTGGCGTTGAACCGGTTCAGCTGGCGGGGGCTACCGCCAACAGTGGATGAACGATGGTTGGAAATGTGTCTCTGCGAATACGGGTGCGCGCTCTTCTTTGAAGACAAACGTATAGGCCGGTTCCTCGTCACGCAAGCCGGCTATCAAGGCCGATTGAACGTGTATAACAACCCGACGTGCTTCGAGCCGGTGGGCGTCAACTACCATTACAAGCAACTCAAGGCGGGCCGAGAGTGCATCCCGATTTGGGACAATCGTATGCGCATGAGTTTCAAAGATATCTTATGGCAGTATGCGAGACGCCTTGCCGACATTGACAAGGCGTATGACGTGAACTTGGAGAGCCTGAAACTGCCAACCATCATCACCGCCGACCCGCGTACCAAGCTCACCGTGCAGAACATGTTACAACAGCGGCAGGACGGCCAAGACTATATTATCGGATATGACTCACTCGACCCCGGTAGCATGTTCCAACCGTGGCCCAACACCACCCCATATCTGCTGGACAAGTTTATCCAGCAAAAAGCGCAGGTGACTAATGAGGTGTTGGGCTATTTGGGCATCCAGTCCAGTGGTACCGAGAAAAAAGAGCGGCTCATCTCCGACGAAGTGGCGCAGGCCAACGAGAAGGTGGACGTGTTCCGCCTGAGTTTTCTCAAGGCTCGGCAGGCGGCGGCGACTGAGATTAACCGGTTGTGGCCGCAACTTAATATCTGGGTAGAGTACGCGGACGCGCAAAGCTCCGGTGTGCCGAACGCGCTGGACTCTAGCGCTTCAGGCACGACGGATATTGATATGCCCGCCTCGTATGACGCGGGTATCGGAGGTGTATTGTAATGATGACCTGTGACACTATGATAAGACTTGTCCATGAAATGTATGAAGTCGCCGATAAAATCAATGAGGCTGAAATGGCTCTATATAACTATGGAGCCGGGGACTTGTCCATGTCAAGTCATGCTGCGGAGCTACTGAAAAAACAAGTTGTTGCAATGAAAGCATATCATGATATCGTTGCTGCACGTATTAGCCACCAAGCGAGGGGGGCCACGTATGGTACAGAGTTTTAGCGCCTATGCGATGACAACGCCCGGCGAGTACACCGAAACTCTCGGCAATCTCATTGCATTCGGATACGACACGGACGCCAGACTGCATCTCAGCGCCGACTATTACCCGATTTACGAGGAAAAACACCGTGAGGAGCTGAACGAGAAAATCGTCCGCCATTACGCGCTTAGGGAGATTGGTCAGGAAACCGCCCAGCAGTTCATTTTTTACTTGGGAATGACGATGGCGGAAATCATGCCATATTTTAATGAGCGCTACAGGACGCTAGCGTTGAAATATGACCCATTGAACACTATGGAAATGGTCAGTGAAAGCCTGTCCAATACTGTAGCCCAGTCCAGCGGCAAAACCAGCGCCTCTCAGGATAGTGTAACCCGAAGCTCCTCGGACGGCACCAGTTCAAGTAGCACCAAGTCCCAGTCCTACGACTCGGAAGTGCCCGCAACCGGCGTGCAAGGTGATTTTGCTCGATACGCGACTCATGCCAATCAGGCGCAAGCGGATACGGACGGCAGCAGCCATAGCACGCAAGACACCTCTTCTCAGTCCCATAGTACATCCAGCACGGAATGGCAACACGACGCCACAGACGGGAGCACCAAATCCCACACGTCGGGCCGCTCCCAGTCCGCCACGAGCCTCATACAGGAATACCGGAACGCCATCATCAACGTGGACATGGAAATCGTGCGGAGCCTCGAACCGTGTTTCATGCAAGTATGGGGGTCTTATGATACAATTTTCAGCAACTGCCATAACTACGAAGAATGGGAGTAATCATGGTTGCCATTAACGCACTGATTCCACGGCAACGCCTGTTTGACGGGGTACCCACATCCGTTCCGTTCACCTATCGGGATGGGTTGACCACGCTGCAATTGATTGAGTGTCTTCGCCACAATCTCGACATCCTCCAATGCGATTTAAGCAAGCTGGAAGAGTACACTACCGACTTTAAGGCATCCATAGACAAGACTCTTGCGGATACCGTGGCGCAAGTTAACAAGTCCATGTCCGATTTACGCGCGGAACTACTGGCCCTGATTGATGAGATGAAACAGCAGGGCGTAGCAACCTCCCCAGTGTACGGTGTCACGCAGCCGCTCGGGGACGTGCTTGGCGGCATGTATGACAATGCGCGCAATCATGGGTTATTCTGGGGTGATTACGATGACATGCAGTTAACCGCTCAGGAGTATGACGGGCTTACCCTCAAGGCACGCGAATATGATTTACGCGCCACCGCCGTGGATAATTGCGTCCCCGGCGATTTTCCGGGACGCTCGCAATTCCCCTATGGGAAATCCATGCCCGAGAATCCACCCGCCGACATGGCATATATCACGCAATCAGAGGCGGACGCGCGCTATGTCGAACGCAATCCGACCGCCGACAATTTCGATAATAAGGAGTAGCAATGACCGCAACCAACCATACCACAAACTATAATCTAAGCCAGTTCGCCGGTACCGACCGCCCAACGTGGCTCGGTGACTATAACGGCGACATGACGAAAATCGACGCCCAACTGAAGAAAAACGCGGACGCCATCGCATCCGCCGCAGGCGGGCTTAAGACCGTGGCGCACACTGCCGACCTCACCGGCGACGGCACGACCGGCGCCCCTCTTGGCGTGGCGGCCACTATCGCCAGAAAAACCGACATCCCGGACGTGAAAGGCTTCGCCACCGCCTCCGCCCTCACCTCGGGACTTGCGGGCAAGGTCGATAAAACCGCTTCACAGCCCACCACGCTCGGATTGACGGCGGCTGAGCTTGACTCCATGTACAAGGACGCGAACGGCATCGTCCGCGTCGGTAACGCCAGAGCCTAGAAAAAAAGGAGAACAGCAATGTCTACAACACAGCACACCGGTCATTATAATCTGCCGACGTTCGGCGACAGCCCGAACGACCGGCCGTCATGGCGCGGTGATTTTACCGACGCGATGACTAAAATCGACAATCAGATGTACACCAACGCAACCAACATCACCACGGCAACGGCGGCGGCGAACAATGCGAAGGCGACGGCGGACGCGGCCAAGAAATCGGCCGATAACGCGGCAGGGCTTGCGCAAACCAACAAGACCGACATTGCAGAGCAGGCATCCTACTTCAACGCGCTCGGTATCACGTCGGTGCCGACCGCGCGGAACCTTAAAGACACCATCAACGGCAAGGCGGAGAACACCGCACTTCAGGCGCTTCAAGGCACCGTGTCAGGCTTGTCCGACAGCCTCAACGACAAGGCGAACAGCAGTGAAGTGTATTCCAAAGCTCAGGCGGACACGACGTTTACCAAGCAGGGCGGATACTCGGGCACTGCTCAGCAAATCCACACTGAAGCGACAAACGCGACGGAATCGGCGGCGAACGTACAGAAGGAACTAACCAGCCTGAAAACCTCGGGACAGTCACCGATTGCAGTGATTCAGCGAGTTAACGTGTTGACTAGTCATTTTTCTAACGTATCATGGACGGTATATTACTCACCGCTATCAAAGTTCGTTAACATCATGATTCGTTTCGGTTCGGTAGATGGAAAAGCCAACGCCAAATGTACGTCGAACGTGACCTCCGGTTCGCTCATCATCGGGACAATTCCGGCAGAATATCGACCGGAAGGCTTTATGAACTCCTATTCATTCACGGTCGGTAGCAACTCCGGCCCATGCAACGTTAGTGTCAACGCTGACGGGGTTGTAGCCTTTTACTGTCAGGGGTCAATTGCGACAAACGCTCAATTGAAAGAGACACTACAACTCTCTTATTTTGTAATCTGATACCAACCTAACACCCCGTGGCCTCATGTTTCACGTGAAACATACCCCGTCCGGTACTCCGGGCGGGGTATACTAATACTATGGTAGACGTACAAGCATGGTTGGAACGCACCCAAAACCAATACTGGGATATGGACGGGGTTTACGGCGCCCAATGCTGGGACCTGTGGGCGAAATACTGCATGGACAATTACAATCTAAGTCTTGGTGATTGCATCACGCCCACAGGTTACGCGGAGGGCAATTACACCATGTTCCCCACCACGGCGGCGGTTGGACGTGTTTTTGAGAAAAAGGACGCCGACCATACGCCCGGCATGGGGGATGTCGTGTTTTGGAGGTTCGGCAGTCAAGACTACCCCGGCAGTCACGTGGCCATCGTGTGGGGTGGCGTCCGAGGGGATAATATCGACGTGTTGACGCAAAACCCGACGCCCGCCGTGCATCAATTGTTGCCGCTTGCGAAAGGGTCACAACTGCTTGGCTATCTGCATCCCCGGGCATTGCCGGAACCGCCGGAATCCGGCGACAATCCGACGGGCGGTAATAATCCGGGTGTGAACGTGAACGGTGATGTCTCCGCGTGGATACAATTACAGGGCGATAATCTCGTATATCACAGTGGTTCGGGCACGACATCATTGCAAGCCGTTTTCTATAAGGCGAGCGCCCAGACTTGGATATATCGTGGCGGCACGGGTCAGCCGGACGCCGACCAAGGTCAGGGGACGCCAAGCGTGGGCGACGGGAAAAGCTCATACGCGCTCTATGTCATCGGCACTGTCGAGTCATCATTACGCTGGGATGCCGTCGAACCTAACAATCAGGGTATCGGCATCGCACAATGGTCGTTTGGTAGACGCTTGCAGGTGTTGAACGCTATGAAAGCGGTTGACGCCGAGGGGTATAAATCGTTTGCCGCTGCCGCGCCAAATATTGCCACGCTTATGGAATCAGGCGGCGCGTTCGATAGGGCGATGACCGGTAGCGAGGTTGCGGCATTCCAGACGTGGGCGCGGCGTACGGAATCACGGCAGGGTCAGCGTAATCAGTTCGCAAAGGATTACGAGGGCTACCCGCAGATGTATGATGATGTGAAAATGCAGATACTGTGGGTGAGCGCCTATCATCAAAGCCCGGCGGGCGCGTTGAATGTGCCTCATGCCTCAACCCTTGCCCAACTGTATAATAATATCCTCAATACATCGCCGTTCGGGGCATACGGGACGCGCTACAACAACGTCTACTCGCTGTTGAACGTGTGGGACGGCGCCAGTGCGCCGCCGAACTTCTGACACAGTGACAGACCGGTAGATATATACCGGTTTGTCACTGCTGTATGGTAGTATGGATACTATGGAGAGGCTGTTAGCGGAGGGTGATTATTACGATTATGGGCGCGTATTATCCTATCACGCGCCTTGGATGTTCGTAATCGGCGCGCGCGGCCTCGGCAAAACCTACGGAGCCAAAAAACTTGTCATCGGAGACTGGATAAAAAAACGCTGGCAATTCATCTATCTAAGACGTACCGCCGAGGAACAGAAAAACAAGGGCACGTGGTTTGCTGACATCGCGGAACAATACCCGGAACTGGAGTTCCGCGTGTCCGGCAACCAAGCAGAATGTCACTGGCTGGATGACAGGGACGCCACCACGGACAAGCACGGCAAGACGCGCCCAACATGGCATATCATGGGGTACTTCATCGCCCTCAGTCAGGCAGGACAGGTGAAATCGGTGGCCTATCCCAAGGTGCGAACCATTGTTTTTGATGAGATTTTCCCCGATAATATGCGGTATTTGGGTGGCGAGGTAACCGCGCTTGAGGAGTTCTACAATACGGTTGACCGTTGGAATGATAGAGTGCGAGTCATCATGTGCAGCAACGCGGTAACGTTGGCCAACCCGTATTTTTCGGCATTCAACATCAACTTAAAGCCACAGTTGGACAATCACGCGCAATACCAGCGCTATTGCGATGGTTTCATCATGGTGGAATTAGCTGATTATGGCGGGTTCAGCGCCAAGGTAGCCACATCCAAGTTCGGAACGTTCCTACGCAGGTATGATGAAAAATACGCGAACTACGCAATCAACAATGATTTTAGAGACAACGCCAATACTCTCATTAGTGATTTCAGCAACGCCGGTTATGCGTTCACGCTAAGAACCACCGAATATGGTACTTTCAACGTATACCAACAATTAAGCGATACCGACGAAGTACTATATATAATCACCAAAAAACAGCCGAAAATCACTAGGGACTTTACGTTTGATTACCGACTGGTTGACAATGATTGCATCATGCTCAAACGTTCCGACGATATGACGCAGAAAATATTAAGCGCCTATCGCGTCGGACGACTACGATTTGAAACCCCGCAAATCAAAGCGGAGTTTAGTATGATACTTGGCGGCTTGTTGCAACAATCGGGTATAAGAAAGTGAGGAATATTCATGCCAATTCATGAATTAATCGTCATCGGCATTGTATTTTTATTGGTACTGATTGACTATATTACCGGCGTAGTCAATGCGATTATGCACGGCGAACTGTCCAGCAAGAAAATGAGACAGGGACTCGGGCATAAATTCGCATACCTCGCCATAATCTGTGTTGCGCTGATTGTGGAATACGGTTCAGACTACATCAATCTCGGAATCGGACTACCAGTATTCATCCCGGTTTGCGTAGGCATCTGCCTGATTGAAATCACCTCAATCATGGAAAATTGTGTAAAAATCAACCCCGACTTAAAAGGCTCGAACATTCTCAACATCTTCAACATCGACAGAAAGGAAAACGATGGCAAGGAAGATTAAGGCAATCGCCTATAGTATAATCGCCGCAATCACCACACTGCTACTGGTATTCGCTCCAACCGCAAGCGCGGCGGACATGATAGACGTATCCAGTTGGCAAACCGGAATCAACGTCACCACCACTGGCGCGCAAATCGTTGTCGCCAAAGCCACCGAGGGCGTCGGATACGTCAACCCTGATTGTGACCGCGTAATACAAGACGCGCTAGCGGCAGGGCAGGGCGTAGGCGTCTACCACTTCGCGCACACGGAAAACAGCGCCATCAGTGAGGCCAACTACTTTATCGACAACACACGCGGATACATCGGCAAAGGCATCGTGCCCATCCTCGACTGGGAGCCGAACGCCCCGTGGGACACTAGTTGGGCGCTCACATGGCTCCAGACCGTGGAAGCCGCATGGGGCACCAAGCCAATCATCTACACAAATCAGTACACCGAAAACAGTTACGACTGGTCGGCGGTTGTCGCCGGTAACTATGGCCTGTGGATAGCCGCTTACACGCTGGGTTATACGCCAATCTACGGATTTAATCCGCCTTCAACCCAGCCCACACTCCGCTACTGGCCGTTTGCCGTAGCATGGCAATACACTAGCACCGGCTATGTCAACGGCTGGGGCGGAGGAATTGACCTAAGCGTAGTCTACGGCGACCTTAACACATGGTATACATACGCTGGTAGCAGGCCGGTTGCACCCAAGCCCGCACCGCAACCCACGCCACAGCCAGCACCGCAGCCCAGCACGCCGGGTAACACATGCAACACTAATTGCGTTGTCATCCAGTCTGGGCAGTACGTTTCCATGTTCTGGCCCGACTGGTGGAACGTGACCGTGCCCAGCGGCAATCCGTCCATAGTATATCCCGGCGACAAGGTATGTCACAACGGCGGCGGCAACACCGCAACAGTATCGCGCACATACGTGGTACAGGCAGGCGACACACTTAGCGGCATTGCCGCTTGGCTCGGGGTCAACACGTACAACATCACCGGATACAGCTCAGGTAACATGAACCTCATCTATCCCGGGGAAGTACTCTACTACTAACCTCCCAGCATGAATAAGCCCCGCAGATTGCGGGGCTTATTTGTTATCAGTCACCATACATCATCAATCGAAACAACATAGCAACCAACGCCATTTTTAACGCCACAACATACGAAATCAAAACCACAATCACCATAATCATGTTCAAGAACCCTAGTAAGAGCTGATTTAAACGTGACCACGCCATTATCAATTTCCTTACAAGCAGTAACGATTTTCTCAAAACCCTCAACATCAACCGAATACACATGACCCGGTGCAATCTCGGTCACATAGGCATTAACTTTAAACATTTTAACTCACCTTCCCTTACTGCTCACTCAACTACACGATTCATAAGAACCACAGTCTCAAAACAATAACGATAAAACTCAAAACCCTTACGCTCATACATAACAACAAGACAATCCACAATAGCCTCAACGTCATAATCCACAACACGCCCACCACTGTTGCGAATATAATCAACAGCCTCATTCTCAATGTCTTGACGATACATCATATCAACCCAACATCCTTTCTACATTCCTTGGCTGATAATTACATAATACACCACCACAAAACACAACACACCCAACAACAAAAAAAACAGCAAAAAAACAACGAGATAAAAAACGCAGACAAAAAAACAAGCAGAAACGACAACGAAAAAAAGCCAGCAAACACGAGAAGCACAGGAGACGAGACGAGAAAACACAACAGAAACGACAATAAAAAACACACAACAGAGAGCAACAGCAAAACACACAACAGAGCAGTTGTGGGAAAAGGCTAGCTGCTGGGGCCCCTCCCCTCCTTTT